GGGCGTTTTTTATTTGCCATACACGAAAAAGCCTACCGGGCCTTGTCCCCCGGTGGGCTTTTTCTTTTTGTGTACTGAATTTTACGGGTGCTTCCTGCGCCATTCAGCGGCGGCACGGTCAAGCACTAACCTGTGGAAGAAGATTCTTTTCCCCCACTGGCGGCCTCGTCGGCCTGCTCGGCGTTGTACCGGGCTACCTCGTCCTGCACGTTGACGACGGCAGCGGCCACATCGTCGGACACATCCGCCCGGCGGGGCGGCTGTGCGGCAGGCCCGCCAAAGACCTTGCGCATCTGTGTAAGGAACAGCGTGCGTTCCTGCGGGGACAGATCGAGAAAGTTCTCAATCACCGAAACCTGCTCTTTGTCCAGGCTGTACTCGGCGGCCAGCCGATCCAGTACAGTTTCCCGTGTCTGCTCGAACATCTCTCCCTCGCCAGTGCGGAGCCAGCGCTCACTGACCCCGAACTCGCGGCAGATCAGAGCAACGGTTTGAACGGATGGATTGTTCTTGCCGCTTTCCAAAAGACTAATGGACGTTTTGCCGATGCCGATACGAGCGCCAAACTTTTCCATACTAAGCCCGAAATGTTCTCGCACTTCACGGATTCGTTCTTTCATTATAGGATTCACCTCCTTTAATGTCATAATAGCACGGAATGTTAGTTAAGTCAACAAAAATGTAGAAATAAGGGGTTGACATTGATAGTTAGATAAACTATAATGAACGCAAAGGGTTAGCTTGATGAACATTAAAAGGAGGTGAACAGAGATGCAAGAAGCAATGACGAGGCCACGCCGCGAGGGATACAATGCCGTGATCGACACGGCAAAGGGCATCTTGCGGACG